AGAGGCGCTTGACTTAGTTGAAGAAAATGAAGATATTTATCTTCTACACGAAAGTGGTGAATGGGTTCGTGCTACATTCTCTGCAGGTAAAAATGAGATTGATATTTTAGATATGACAGTTGACGGTGCGGAAAGTTACTATAGCAACGGGGTTCTGTCTCATAATACAATGTACGGAGATCCCACCACAGTTCCAGGAGGAAACGCCATTCCATTCCATTCATCCGTTAGAATTAAACTCGGTGCAGGATCACAAATCAAGGATTCAAATGATGAAGTAATCGGCATCAATGTTTCTGCGAAAACGATTAAGAACAAAGTTGCTCCACCTTTTAGAAGTGTGAATTTCCAAATTCACTTCGGTAAAGGAATTTTTGAACACGAAGAAATCTTTGATGTTCTAAGAAATGCGGAATCTGCGATTGTTGATAATCATACTGTTTCCATCGAAGGCGCAGGCGCCTGGAAGACATTATCAGTTAAGGATTCCGCTGGCAATGAAATTCTTACAAAGAAGTTTCATAAACCTGAATTCAATTCAGTCATGAAAGATCCTAAGTACAACAAATGGATTGAAGGAATGATTGAAAAGGTAATGGTGAAAACAGTGATGCAAGCCGAGGACATGGACATTGACCCTGAGTCTTATGAAGATGTTCGATCACTTGCTGATCAATTGAATGAAACAGGTTATGATATCAATCCTGAGGAATAAATGAAAGACACACGCCCCGTCATGTTAATTGACGCATACAACATGTTTATTCGCAATTTTAGTGCAAATCCGCTTATGGCTGATGGGCAACATGTCGGTGGCGTTGTGGGTTTTCTACAATCACTTAACACTCTTTTGCAAAATCATTCACCAAAAGAGTGTGTGATCGTTTGGGAAGGTGGTGGATCTACACGTCGAAGAAACATTTTTCCTGATTACAAAACAAAACGAAGGCCCGTTAAGCTTAATCGTTTTTATGAAGGAGATATTCCTGATACTGTAGAAAATAGAAATTGGCAAATCAAATTTCTTGTGCACCTTCTCATGTATCTTCCAATCAAACAACTCTATGTTTCAGATTGCGAAGCTGATGATGTGATTGGTTATTTGGCGAAATACTCATTTTCTGAAAGCAATGTGTTAATTGTTTCTTCGGATCATGATTACTTACAACTTGTAGATGATCGAGTGAAAATTTGGTCACCTACTCTAAAATCTCTAGTAACTAGAGAAACAGTAAAAGAGAAATTTGGAATTTGGCCTCACAACTTTTTAGTTGTACGATGTTTTTGTGGTGACATCTCTGATGCCCTTCCTGGAATCAAAGGTGTTGGCATGAAAACTATGATCAAGAGATTTCCTCAACTAGCAGGTGATGATGAAGTTGATATCGATGACATCATCACCTATGCAAATGAAAACGCAAAAGGTGGAACAAAAGTATATGAACTTGTGAAAACGAATGCAAATTTGGGTAAGATGAATTGGAGGTTAATGAGGTTGGATGTTTCTAACCTAAGCGGCAATCAAGTTTCAAAAGTGAACGGAATAATTGAAAGCCCACTCCCCAGTATCAAAAAATTCGATTTTATTCGTGCTTTGTTGAAGGTCGGCATCAAAACTTTCGATGTTGATCGACTTTTTCTAAATGTGAATCTTAATCTAAAGAGGCGTGAATGACAGAAACTCCAGGCGAAGCTTTATTCAAACATTACGGAAGACCATTCCAGGAAAAAATCTTCCAAGGTTTGATTTCAGATCATGAATGGGCTTCACAGATTTCCGAGGTAATGCGACCAAACTTCTTTGATTTGAAGTATCTCGCTTATCTTACCGACAAGTATTTCAAGTACTACGACAAGTACAAAGCATTTCCTACAATGCAATTGATGATTTCAATCATCAAGGAAGATCTTGGCGAACCTTCCAACGCTGTATTGAAGGAGCAGATTATTGAATATCTGGGAAGAATTCGTTCTTCCCCTAACATTGGTGACATTGCCTATGTGAAGGATAAGTCTCTTGACTTCTGCAGAAAGCAGGCTCTACGAGAGGCACTTGAAAAGTCTGTTGAACTCATTTCAACAGACAAATATGATACAGTAGTAGATGTTATGCGCAAGGCCGTCTCCGTAGGAATTCCTACTTCCGTAGGTCATGATTTCTTCGAAGACGCAGATGCTCGATTCGTTAAGGTAAATCGACAGGCCTGCCCAACTGGCCTTGACAAACTTGATGAAAAGAAAATTTTGAACGGTGGTCTTGGCAAAGGCGAACTTGGTGTTATTGTTGCACCAACAGGTGTAGGTAAGTCGCATACACTTGTACAGTTCGGTGCTCATGCTCTCAAGGTTGGAAAAAATGTCGTACACTACACTCTCGAACTTGCAGAAACTGCTGTCGGAATTCGTTACGACTCCTGCCTAACACAAATCGAATCCAATGAAATTCAGGATTCAAAAGAAACTGTTCTTAACGCATACAAGGAAATGGAGCTTGGAAGACTAATCATCAAAGAGTATCCTACAGGAACTGCTACTGTAAATACTATTCGAGGACACCTTGAAAAGCTTCAGCTTAGAGGATTTACTCCCAATGTCGTAATCATCGATTATGCTGACATTATGCGTTCAAGTAGAGAATATGATGCACTAAGACTCGAGCTGAAGCTTATTTATGAAGAGCTTCGTGCTTTGGCAAAGGAAAGAGGAGTTCCCATTTGGACTGCTTCACAGTCGAATAGAGGTGCTGCCGACTCTGATGTCGTAGGTTTGGACAATATGTCGGAATCTTACGGAAAAGCTCAGGTTGCTGATGTGGTTCTTTCTATCTCCAGAAAAGCCTATGAAAAAGCAACTGGTGCTGGCCGACTTTATATTGCAAAAAATCGCGCAGGTAAAGATGGTATTCTTTTTCCTATTCACATTGACACAGCTCGATCTACAATAAAGATCCTTGACGAAAATGAACTAAGCCTACAGGAAGCCCTGGGGCAAGACAATAACAGTAAAAAGAAGTTATTGAACGATACATGGAAAAAAGTAGTAGGAGGAAAGCAGTGACAAACGCGGAAGTTATGAAAAATCTTAACGATTATTTTGAGGGAGACCCTCTAGCACCAGATGTGTTCTTGAAATATCCGTTGAGAGATGAAAACGACAATCTTATCGAAAAAACTCCGGATGAAATGCATCGAAGACTTGCGAAGGAATTTGCAAGAATTGAGTCAAAGTATCCAAATCCAATGTCAGAGGATGTGATCTTCAATCTCTTCAAGGATTTCAAGTATATCGTTCCTCAAGGTTCTCCAATGTCAGGAATTGGAAACCCAAAACAGTTTCAGTCGATTTCCAACTGTTTTGTTATCAAGGCGCCTCATGATTCTTATGGCGGAATTCTTTTCCACGATCAGGAACAGATTCAAATCATGAAACGAAGAGGTGGAGTTGGTGGAGATGTTTCTACCATTCGACCAAAAAATATGAGCACATCAAACGCCGCTCGAACAACTGATGGCATTGGTGTTTTCATTGAAAGGCTTTCAAATTCTACACGCGAGGTAGCACAAGGCGGCCGTCGTGGCGCTCGTATGATTTCTTTGGATTGTCGTCATCCAGAAATTGAAACCTTCATTGACATCAAGCGAGATCTGAAGAAGGTTACAGGTGCGAATATCTCTATTCGTTGGACCGATGAATTTATGAAAGCCGTTGAGAGTGACAGCAACTTCACTCTTAGATGGCCAATTCATTGTTCTCCAGAAACTGCGAAGATCACAAAAACAGTAAAGGCCAGACAAATCTGGAGTAAATTCGTTGATGCCGCTTGGACCATGGCGGAACCTGGCGCCCTATTTTGGGACACCGTAATCAACAACAGTATCGCAGATTGTTACAAGGATGTTGGATTTGAAACCGAAAGTACAAATCCATGCGGTGAAATTCCATTGCCTGCAAACGATTCATGTAGGCTCATGGTATTGAATTTGTTCAATTTTGTGAATGATCCATTCACATCAAATGCTTATTTCGACTACACCAAATTCACTTCAGTCGCCATTCAGGCTCAAAGGCTTATGGATGACATGATTGATCTTGAAATCGAATGCGTAGAACGAATCATTGAAAAGATCAAGAATGATCCTGAACCTGCTAGTGTCAAGCAAATTGAAATTGATCTCTGGAAAAACATTCTCAATATTGCAAAAACTGGTAGGCGAACCGGACTTGGTGTTACTGCACTGGGTGATACTTTGGCTGCGCTTGGTATCAAGTACGGTTCAGAAAAGAGCATTGAAACAACCGAAAACATTTACAGAAAACTTTCTGCTGCCTCCCATTATTCATCTATCGAAATGGCAATGGAGCGCGGTGCATTCCCTGCATTTGACCTTAGCAAGGAAATTGATCATCCTTATCTCAATAAGGTGATTGAGAATGTTGCTCGTGAGTATGGTGACGAAATCATTTCGGATTGGAAGAAGTGGGGTCGTAGAAACATTGCCAACACAACTACTGCTCCTGTAGGATCCGTTTCCTGTTTGACAAGAACAACCTCAGGAATTGAACCTGCATTCATGCTTTCCTATACCCGTAGACGCAAGATTACTCAAGGTGATCTCACTTCTAAGGTAGATTATGTGGATGCTCTTGGTGATAAATGGCAGGAATACACTGTCTATCATCGTGGCTTCAAGATGTGGATGGATGTTACCGGGAAAACAAATGTAGAGGAAAGCCCATACTTCGGGTCCATCGCAAATGATATTGACTGGGTTCAATCGGTTGAAATTCAGGCCGCTGCTCAGAAATGGGTTGATCATGCAATTTCCAAGACATGCAATCTTCCAAATAACGCTACTCGAGAAATCGTAAATGATGTTTATCTCAGAGCTTGGAAATCTGGTTGTAAGGGATTTACTGTTTATCGTGATGGTTGCAGATCGGGTGTTTTGATCTCCACCGAAAATAAGGAAGAGAAGAAGAAAACCGATGGTCGTCTTGCTCCTAAGCGTCCTAAGTCTCTAAATTGCGACATTCATCGTGCAAACATTCGTAATGGTGAAAACTTTGAAAACTGGCTTGTACTTGTAGGCCTGAACGAAGGTAAGCCTTATGAAGTATTTTGTGGAATTCCTTCAAATATTGAGATTCCAAAGCGATACAAGTCAGGTTTCTTGGTTAAAAATGGTAAGAGAGATGGTGTTGCAACCTACAATCTTCAAGTTCCTGTTGGAGATGATGAAAATCTCGTATTTAAGGATGTCGTTAATCTCTTCGACAATCCTACACAGGGTTCATTCACTAGAACTATTTCGCTTGCCCTACGCCATGATGTTCCACTTCATTATGTTGTAGAACAGCTTCAAAAAGATAAAAATAGTGATATGTTTTCCTTCGCAAAGGTGATCTCTCGGGTGCTAAAGGGTTATATTAAGGACGGAACTAAATCAAATGGTAAAACTTGCCCAAAATGTTCGCAAGGAGAACTTATCTACCAGGAAGGGTGCTTACTGTGCCCAAACTGTGGAGACAGTAAGTGCGGATAGTGATGCTGACCAATTTATTGAAGAACTAACAAAAACGGAGTACGGAATGAATTTTATCGCAGATGTGTCTAATCTTGTAAAGAATGTCGAACTAAAGGTTGATCCTGTTATTATTCGTGTAAATAAGTTCGATGAAGATTCTGCAGCTGAGTTCGTTGATGCAATGAGCCGTGCACAAAACACCGGCCAGACAATCATTCCCGTGATTATCGACAGTTTTGGTGGGCAGGTTTATAGCTTACTATCAATGATTGGTGCAATCAAGTCTTCCAGAATTCCTGTTGCAACCATTGTTGAGGGAAAGGCCATGAGTTGCGGTGCCATTCTCTTCAGTTTCGGTGCTGAAGGTTTTCGATTCATGGATCCCGATGCTACACTCATGATTCATGATGTTTCCATGGGTTCATATGGCAAAATTGAAGAGCTCAAGGCTGATGTTCGTGAAGGTGAACGCCTTAATAAGAAGGTTTATGAAATGATGGCTCGAAATTGCGGAAAGCCATCTGATTACTTCCTCAAACTTTCTCATGATCATGGCCATGCAGATTGGTATCTTGATAGTAACGAAGCCAAGCAACACAATCTTGCAAATGAACTTCGAGTTCCTACTTTGACCTGTAAGGTCGATGTAAGCTACACCTTGGGCTGAAAATGAATGACAGAGCACTAAGGCTGATTATATGGCGAGCTATTTCATTATGCCTTAGTGTTCTGATTACAGGCATAATGACAGGACAATGGCATGTGGCAATTGGCATCACAATTACCAACAGTCTTGTCATGATGCTTGCTCAAACCTTTTACGAAGATTACTGGGCTAAAAGAAAACAGTTGTCTAAAGAAAAGGAAGAAAAAGATGCATCAGGAATTGAATTCACTTAAAACGGAGATTTGGTGAAAAATAAAGCTGAGCTTGTTGGTTGGTATGGTTCTGATGAAATTCATGCGCTGTCTGCATGGACTTCCACATCAAGAGATCTTGATGACAAAAAGCGTGATAGAATTCCTGCTCTTCTTGAAATGCTTGCTGCAAATGGACATGAAACTCCTTTTGAAAAATCTAGTCTTCATTTCTTGGTGACCGTGGATTGTGCTTCACATATTCACCTCTTGAAACATCGTATTGGTGTTTCGATCAATGGTGAATCTGCACGTTACAAAGAATTGAAGGATGATAAGTATTATGTGCCTGATGATTGGCCTTCGACCGAACAGGCAAAGTATATTGCCTTTGTTGAAGATGCAATCATGCGTTATCATGACACTTTGGAAAAGCTAGTTGAAGGTGGTATGAGTAGAAAGCGTGCAAAGGAGTCTGCTCGTTTTTATCTGCCATACGGAAATCAAATTACGATGGATGTTATGTTTAATTGGCGTTCCTTTAATCATTTCCTGGGATTGAGAATGAAACCTCAGGCTCAAAAAGAAATCAGGGACCTTGCTGATGAAATGCTTAACCTTGTGAAGACCATTCCTGAGAATCCATTTGAACACACCATCAAGGCATTTGGATACTAAATTTGTAAAAT